GGTTTTGTAAAAAATAAACTTGGTTTTAATCCTTTTTCTTTTATACTTCTTGCAATCACAAAACCTAGTGACTGATAACTTCCTTTTTTGAATTTACCCTGGTCATCTCTCAACAGTCTTTTTTTAAATGCCCAATCAGCTAGTGATTTTGTTGGGGGTTGTTTTGATGTGTAACTAAAAGGGGTTTTGTATTTTACTTTTGTTCCACTGACACCTCTGTCTTGATACATTCCATAGTCCTCCATTTCAAAATATAATCTGCCTTTGTCCTCCTCAAGTATGTATGCAATGCTTTTATAAAGTTGACCAGCGGAGCTTGTTGTGCCTTTCCCTTTTTTAGTTCTGTTTTTTGTCAACCTTGTCCTTGCTTGTTGAACAACAAACTTTCCAAACTTTCTTAATGTATTATTTAAATTAGCTAATTCCATCAATCACAAATTGTCATATCATTTTGTACGTTTACATCAAATGTTGCGGTCCATCCTGCAAGTTTGTTTTCAAACCTATCCACAAAAGGTTCACAAGTCACACCAGCATCAACCTGAAACAAATCATTGTAAAGGTCACCTTTTTGAAGTTTGTTTATTACTCTTGTTTGCAGTGCAAGTTGTGTGTTCAAAACATCTTGTTCATTGTCATTTCCGACAAACAAATCTGTGACCTCATCTTTGCTTATATCAACAATGTCCATTGATAAAATACTAATATTGAAAACAATTGTTTGTTTGTTTATAGTTGCGTTGTTTACAATTATGTGGCTTAATGGAAAAATTGTTTGTTTTTTTAAATCTATATCATCAATACTTCCAAAGCTCACTGTGTTGCAAAATGGTTCAGCTGCAAGTGCAGTTTTAATTTTGTCTGTTACATTGTAAAAGCCTTTCATCTCTTTTTAATTAATTTAGTTTCAAGTTCAAGTTTGTCTTTTTCAAATGCTAGATATAACAAACATTGATGAACATTTAATTCGGTAACCTTATCAAACTTGGTAACATCGCCTTTAGCAAGTCCATAGATTGACTGATACCAACCCCACTTTGTTCCAAAATTTCCTGTTGGTGAAAGGTCAACTTGCTCCTTGTTCCCTTCTGCAAATAATTCAGGATATTGACCAACAATTCGTTTTTTAAACTCCAAAAAAAAACCATTGCTCCAAATGTAATGTCAAGTGGCATCTCTTTGAAAACCTCTGCATTTTCAATTCCCTTGTAATCTTGGACCTGATATTTGTTTCTCTTTTGGAATTTTATTGGCCTGTAAAGTATCGACATGGCCTTGTGCATATCTTGCCAATCATTCAAACTAGAATCCAGGTCAATATATTCACCAAGGGTCATATCATCAAGTACAGGGATGAAACCATATTCAACACCATGCAAACTGAACTTATTGACAAGTGGGTATTCTTTTTCGAATATGTTGTTTAGATGTGCAACCACACCATTCAAACTTTTGACTTTTATTTGCAAAACATCTTGCAAGTTTAGTTTGCAAAATATTTCAACCATCTTTTGTAACAAGAAAGCAGATTCCTTGTTTTCATCAGTGTTTAGTTTTTCAAACTTCTGATATTGGCCCAAGGTTATCTCACTCAAATGTTCAGGAATCCAAATTTCAACTTTCATAATAATACAACCTGATTATTGAAATTTTGTATAAAACAAAAAGGGGATAAAATACCCCCTTTCTAAATATTCAAAAACAAATGAAAAAAACTATCGCCTCAAGATAAGACGTTTGTATGCATAAATGTATGCATTTTTTATTGCATTTTCAAGCTCCTCTGAATTTTGTTTGTAACTCTTTGAGCCTTGTATTTTGTTTTCACCTTTATAATCTATGTATAAAGTCACATCATGGCCTTTCTTTTTGTAGCCTCTAGCAACAGGTTTTTGGACCACATAGATTTTCTCATACCAACAAGCCAACATCATCTCTGTATATTTCAATTATTGTACTTAAAAGTTTTCGCAAATATATGTGATTATATGCCAAGAAATAAATCCAGCCAATCACAGATGCTCCAAAAACTATTGCAAGTTTAATTGTGTCTAAATAATTTGTTCTCATAAATAAATGTTTGATTAATAAAAAAAGCACCATTAAGGTGCTTGTTAGGTGTTTTAAAATGATTTCACTTCAATCAAAGCTCTTGTTTGTTTTAAAGCAGTGAACAAGTTGTTTGCTAAAATTTCAAGTTCTTGCTTTTTCATTTCTTTTGCTTTTGATGTTCTGAAATATATTTCTATTTGATTTTGTTCCATGATTGTTTTTGTTAATGTGCTTCCAAATATAATTGTTCGTTTAAAATTTGTTCCAAACATTGTTTGGCCTCCCATTTTGTTTGCCATAATTGGTCATACCCTGGTTCTAATACTATCTCATTAAGTTTTGTATTATCTATGTTATTGATAACCCATACTAAAGAACCTTCAAGTGTTTCATCTTTTTCAAGCCTCCATCCTTGGTCACCAAAAGTAGTGTCTAGAACTTTGTAATATCCTGCTTGTATTTTTTTTGTATAAATCATAATTGTTTTTGTTATTGTTTTACTTTGTAAAGATATAAACATTTTATTAAATACCAAACTTTTTTGTGTTTTTTTTTACCAAATGTGATATTCACCTCTGTTTGTTTGTTGTGTATCTGTGAACACATACCTCATCGCATCAATGCAGTCTGGATGTTCACCGCATGGTTTTTGTATCTGATTCCCTTCTTTATCCCTTGCCCACACATATCCTTGCAATTCTCTTTTTAAATTCAAGCTCCTGGATGTGATGTATATTTCATTTTGGTTTATTAGGTTCAATCCATAAACAACTGAATCTCTGCCTTTTGTAACTCCAAAAACACTGTGGCCATATCTTTGCAACTCGCTGATTGATTTCGGTTCTGCTGAATCTGCAATAATGTTTTGTGTAATATTGTTTTGTGTTAAGAAAATACTTATATCTCTATTAAGCATATTTGTTTTATATAAAACCTCATCAAATATAAAAGCATTATTCCACTTATACAATGCAATCAGTGTTGTTGGGTCAATAGAATATCCAAAGTCCATGCCATAACCCAGCAACCTAGTTTCATTTGGTATTGTGTCAATCTCTTTCCAATTTGGAATGACTGCTCCTTCAAGACTGCCTGTCATCCCATCCAGGTAAACTCTAACCCAATTGGACCAATATGTTGATGTCTTTGCTTTTTCCCTTGCTTTCTCAAGTTCTTTGACAATGTTTTCACTCAACTTGTTGTTGTCTTTATAAGTCAATGTAATAAAATCTGTATCATCTTGGCCAATCAATTCTTTGTCAACCCAAAACCTTGTGACAGGGTTGTAATCAAGCCAAATGCTTTCTGTGGTTCTGATTGCGAGTTCCTGATATGCAGAGAATGTTATTGTGTTGGCCTCATTGCAAAACAGTGTGGTCCTTCTTGCACCTCTTAATTTTGAACTGTCATCAGTGCTAAAAAATTCAATATAGCTGCCATTTGAAAAAGTGTACTTTAAAAGTGTTCTGTTGAATTTGTTTTCATCAAATCTGTTTAGTGATTTCATAATTTGCAGGAAATCTTGAAGGCAACCCCTCCTCAAAGCTGGAACTGTGGCTGTGACAACTGAAATAACTTTGCCACTGTTTTCTATGGCCTCATTAATAAGTAAACAAAGAATGCCAACTGTTTTCCCAGCAGATGAACCGCCACGAATTATTTTGACCCTAGATTCTAGTGCCTGTAATTTTTTGAGTGCTGTTGTGTTTTTTGGTTCAATCAATCTGTAATGAAAAGTGGAACATCCTCATTGACATTTATGTTTTTATTTTCCATAGGTTTGCCAAGGTAATAATTAAAGTATAGTTGCACGAATTTGAAATCACCTTTCTTAACTCCATTTGCCAATGCTTCGAGTGCAGCTGGTTCTAGTGGTGTAAGTTTTTCAATAAGTTCAACCTCATCAACTTTTGATTTTCTACCAGCTCCCAATCTTTTTCCACCTCTTCCCATTTTTGAAAAAATTTGATTAATCAAAGATATAATAAAAAAAAGTCATTTTTGTTAA